TGAACTATGGAAAAATTATAGATCACTTATGCAAGATAATTTTTGGCTAAAGGGTAATGAAAAAGATTATAAGGGTGCATATTTAGAAGGCTATTATAAAAATCCTAGATGGTGGGTAGGTATATATGATGGAGATAAAATAGTAGGTACAGAATACTTTACCTTTAGAGGTTTAAGAATGTTCTCTGGATTTTTATTTGCAGATAGTGTGGAGATTGCAAAAGAATTAGGTACACAATTATATGAACAAGCAAAAATAACACATCCTAAATTAGAAACAGTAGAGTCCTTACATATTACTAATGTTGATGAATATGATATAAGTTTTAGAGAAGATATTGGTTACAGAGCGTGGTCGTGGATAGATGAAACTGATAAAATTAGAGAATTGCAAAATGTGAGAATAAGTTTTCTAAAAAAAATTAGATCAGAATGGGAAGAACAAAATAATGATTAAAGAGTTTTTAAATGAAAGTTTTGTTTCAGGTTGGATTATAGATGAAAAAATTTGTGATGATCTAATACAATTATTTAAAGATAACAAAGAACATCATAAACAAGGTGTTATAGGTGGACCTTTTAATGTTAATAAAAAATTAAAAAACTCCACAGACTTAGGTTTACATCCTGATTGGGATGAAAAAAGATTTGTTGCATATAAAAAATCATTAAAAGAGTGTGTAGGTCTATATGAAAAATTATATCCTGAAGTAAGAGGTTTCAATCCTTTTGGTATGAATGAAGGTGCAAACATACAACACTATCCACCAGGTGGAGGATATTTTGCTGAGCATTGCGAAAGAACTTCTAAAATGGAAAAGCGTTGTTTAGTATGGATGACATATTTAAATGATGTACCTAATGCAGGAACAAATTTTAAATATCAAAAATTAACAACACCTGCTAAAAAAGGTTTAACTTTAATATGGCCAACCGATTTTACACATACTCATAGTGGTCAAATTTCTGACACACACGAGAAATATATAATAACAGGATGGTTCGGATACAATTAAAATGGCAACAACAGACGCATATTTAGGTAACCCTAATTTAAAAAAGATCAACATACCACAAGAGTTTACTAAAGAACAAATTTTAGAATATCAAAAGTGTGCTAATGATCCTGTATATTTTATGGAAACATATGTGAGAATTGTATCGCTTGATGAAGGTCTTGTACCTTTTAAAATGTATGATTTTCAAAAGAAGATAGTAGAAACAATACACAACAATAGATTCACAATTTGCAAACTACCAAGACAATCAGGTAAATCTACAACAACTGTTTCTTACTTAATGCACTATGCAATGTTTAATCCAAACTCTAACATTGCTTTACTTGCTAATAAGTCTTCAACTGCTAGAGATATATTAGGTAGACTACAACTCGCATATGAAAATTTACCTAAATGGATGCAACAAGGAGTAGTTAACTGGAACAAAGGTAACATTGAGTTAGAAAATAAATCTAACATTGTTGCTGCTGCCACTTCTTCAAGTGCTATTAGGGGTGGATCATATAATATTATATTCCTTGATGAGTTTGCTTTCGTACCTACAAACATTGCTGAAATGTTTTTCAGTTCCGTTTATCCTACAATATCTTCAGGACAAAAAACTAAAATGGTTATCGTATCAACACCTTATGGTATGAATCAATTTTATAAATTATGGATTGACGCAGAAAAGAAAAGAAACGATTACATACCTATTGAAGTACATTGGTCAGAGGTGCCTGGTAGAGATGAAGAATGGAAAGAACAAACAATTAGAAATACATCACCTGAGCAATTTCAACAAGAGTTTGAATGTGAGTTTTTAGGTTCTGTTAACACTCTTATTTCACCATCAAAAATTAAAGCATTAACTTATGAAGTACCTAAACTATCAAAAGGTAGTGTAGATCAATTTGAAGAACCTATTAAAGGTCGTACTTATGTTTGTACAGTTGATGTCGCAAGAGGTGTAGAGAAAGATTACTCAGCATTTGTTGTGTTTGATGTAACTAAAATGCCATTTAGAGTTGTTGCAATTTACAAAAACAATGAAGTAAAACCTTTTATATTTCCTAACATAATATCTGAAATAGCAAAAAGATATAATCAAGCACATATCTTAACTGAGGTAAATGATATAGGTCAACAGATAGCAGAAGCATTACAATATGAAATAGAATATCCTAATGTCTTAATGTGTACTCAAAAAGGTCGTGCCGGTCAGATACTAGGTGCTATGTTTAGTGGTCGTGGTTCATCTTTAGGTATGCGTATGACAAAAGCAACAAAGAAAGTCGGTTGTGCTAACTTAAAGACACTTATTGAAGGAGACAAGTTGGTAGTTAACTCTTTTAAAATCATACAGGAGATGTCAACTTTTGCTAAGAAAGGTCAATCCTGGCAGGCTGAGGACGGTAGCAATGACGATTTAATGATGTGTTTAGTTATCTTTGGTTGGGTATCAAACCAAGGTTATTTCAAAGAATTGACAGATCAAAATGCTCGTATGCAAATGTATTCTGAACAACAAAATTTAATAGAACAAGATATGGCGCCATTTGGTTTTGTAGATGACGGCATAAATGAACAAGAACAAGAAACAGTAGATGAATATGGAGATAGATGGATACCTGTGGTTCGTAAAAACCACTAGGTTTTGATGTATTATAAATATCAGTAAGATTGAAATTTAAATATGGGCGTATGAATAATACGAGTTTTGAACAAATATGACAACTAAATTAGCTAATTAGAGGAGAATAACTTATGGCATTTCAAGTATCACCTGGTGTTCTCGTACAGGAAAGAGATTTAACAAGAATCATTCCTGCAGTATCAACTTCAATTGGTGCTTTTGCTGGACAATTCAGCAAAGGACCTTTAGATGAAGTTGTGTCTATTTCTAGTGAGCAAGAACTTGTAGATACCTTTGGTAAACCTGATGTAAATAACTTTGAGTATTTTTTCAGCGCTGCTAACTTTCTACAATATTCTAACTCATTAAGAGTAGTACGAGCTAGCCAAACAAACCAAGTAAACGCAACTGCCGGTGGTAGTGGTTTATTAGTAAAGAACAAACAAGACTACGAAGATAATTATTCAACTGGACAAGGTTCAGTAGGTACTTTTGCTGCTAGATCAGCAGGTGCTTGGGGTAATAGTCTTTCAGTAGTAACTTGTCCAAGTGCTTCGGCATTTGAACAAACAACATCTGTATCACAACAACTAGACGGCGGTGCCGCTGTTGGAGATACAACAATAACTGTTGATTCAGACGCAACAAGTTACCTTAATATTGGCGACATTATTGAGTTTTCTTCAACTGCTGCTGGCGTAGATTTCACTACTGGTGAAAAATATAGAGTAACTGGACTTACTTCAACTGAGGTAACTATTGTACAACATCCTAGAGGCGAAGGCGGATTAATAACTGCCGCTGTAGATAACGCAAGAATTAAAAGAAAATGGAGATACGCAGATCAAGTTGATGGCGCTCCAGGAACTTCTTCTTATGCTTCTACAAGATCAGGCTCTGGCGATGAAATACACGTGGTTGTTATTGACGAAGACGGATCAGTTTCAGGAGTACCAGGAACAGTTTTAGAATCTTATTCTAAACTTTCTAAAGCTTCTGACGCAAAATCACCACAAGGAGACATTAACTACTACCCAACAGTAATTAGTAATAAATCTAATTATGTATTTTGGATGGATCATAACACTTCTGGTACCAATTGGGGTAACACAGCTGCAGGAACAACATTTACTGCTGTTGATGTACCAACCGAAGAATCATTATCTGGTGGATTAGATGGTACTGCTGCTACTGACGGCGAATTAAAAGCTTCTTACGAGAAGTTTAATGACGCTGATACAGTTGATGTAGGACTAATAATTGCTGGACCTAGTGGTTCTGCTAGTCATATTGATAACTTAATTACTATCGCTGAGAACAGAAAAGACTGTGTAGTTTTTGCAAGTCCTCAAAGAAGTGATGTTGTTAATATTTCTAACTCAAATACACAAACAAGTAATGTTTTAGATTTCTTTAATGGAATCAGATCATCTAGTTATGCTGTATTTGATAGTGGTTACAAATATTGTTATGACAGATATAGTGATGTGTACAGATTTGTACCATTAAACGGAGACATTGCTGGATTGGCTGCTAGAACAGACATTTTAGCTGACGCTTGGTTCTCACCTGCAGGATTAAACCGAGGTGTAATTAGAGGCGCTGCTAAATTAGCATACAACCCTACAAAAACACAAAGAGATGACCTTTACACAAGTAGAGTAAATCCAGTTGCAACTTTCTCAGGACAAGGAACAGTATTGTTTGGAGATAAAACTGGTTTAGCATCACCGAGTGCTTTTGATAGAATCAATGTTAGACGATTGTTCATAGTATTAGAAAAGGCAGTAGCAACTGCTTCTAAATTCCAACTATTTGAATTCAATGATGAATTTACTAGAGCGAACTTTAGAAACATAGTTGAACCTTTTTTAAGAGAAGTACAAGGTAGACGTGGTATCACAGACTTTTTAGTAGTGTGTGATGAAACTAACAACACTGGCGAAGTAATTGATAGAAATGAATTTATTGCAGAAATTTTTGTAAAACCTGCAAGAAGTATCAACTTTATCACTTTATCTTTTGTCGCAACCAGAACTGGCGTTTCTTTTGAAGAAGTGGCTGGGTAATTAGTAGAGGAGAAATAAAAAATGGCAAACATAAATGACTTCAAAGCTAAACTTGCTGGCGGTGGCGCAAGAGCCAATCAGTTTAAGGTAACAATGCCTTTTCCTGGTTACGCACAAGTTGGTGGAGAAATAGAAGACTTAGCTTTTCTATGTACAACAGCTCAAATACCTGGAATGACGATAGCAAATATCAATGTTCCATTTAGAGGAAGACAAATTAAAGTAGCAGGTGATAGAACTTTCGCAGATTGGACTATAACTGTTCTTAATGATACTAACTTCAAGTTAAGAAATGCTTTTGAAAGATGGCAGAATGGTATCAATAATATGTCTGACAATGAGGGTTTATCAAATCCAGTTGACTATCAAGTTGACGCATTTGTAGACCAGTTGGATAGAAATGGTAATACATTAAAATCTTATACTTTGAGAGGCGCATATCCTACGGAGGTAGCTGCAATAG